TTAATGAAATAACTCTCCACAAAACGCCTGCTCAAGAATTTACGGATAAAGACTGGGAGATATTTAATCCATGGCTCGTGCATAGATTCATAAGCTGCAATGTTTACTACATTGAACTCGCTAATTACGCGCAAACTCTTATGCCTACTAACAAAAAAGAGATATACAATTTTTATAGGGAAATGATTCCAAAAAGAAAAGTATTTCTTAAATACATTAAGTCAAAGAATAAAAGTGCTAGCATGGAATTAATTGAAAAAATTGCTTCTTACTTTAAAGTTGGAAAAGCAGAGGGAAGTTCGTACATTGATGTAATGAACAAGGAAGATATACTATCTTTATTAAGAGACATGGGGATTGAAGGAAAAGAAGCAAAGAAGTTAATGAAATAAAATTTTATGCCTAAGAAAATCCCCCCTATTATTAGGGAAATACAAAATTACAAACCACCTGGAGTAAATTATACTTTTCAAAAAAATGTATCATTTTCTCAATATTCAATGTGGAAATCATGTCCAAAACATTGGTCATTAAATTACAGAGAAGGTTATAAGAAATATTCTCCCTCGATCCATACAGTTTTTGGAACTGCAATGCATGAAACACTTCAACATTATATAAAGGTATTGTATGAAGAAAGTGGAGCAGCAGCTGATAGAGAAGATATAGAAGGAATATTCAAGGAAAATCTTAGACTCACTTATGCTAAAGAATATAAAAGTAATAAGAAGGTTCATTTTTCATCTTCATTAGAATTAAGAGAGTTTTATGAAGATGGTTTAAAGATTATCGATTTTATAAAGAAAAGAAGAGGTCAATATTTTAGCAAAAGAGGATGGTTTTTAGCTGGGATTGAAACTCCAATAACACAATCACCAAACCCTAAATTTCCTAATATTTTATATATTGGGTACTTAGATTTAGTTCTATATCATGAACCGACAAATACGTTTAAAATAATTGATATTAAAACATCAACTAAAGGGTGGAATGATTATAATAAAAAAGATGAAGGTAAACAATTTCAACTTATTTTATATAAAGAATTCTTTGCAAAACAATTTGGAATACCAAAGGAAAGTATTGATATTGAGTTCTTCATTGTTAAAAGAAAAATATATGAAGATTGTGATTTCCCTCAAAAACGAGTTCAGGAGTTTGCTCCTGCTTCAGGGAAGGTAAAAACTAACAAAGCTACTAAAGCTTTAAATGAATTTATAGAAAAATGTTTTATTGGGAAAGAATATACTGAAGATGAGATGTTACCAAACCCCTCAAAGTTCAATTGTAATTTTTGCCCATTTAAAAATGAGAAAAGTTTATGTAAAGTAGGGGTTAATTCCTAAGAATCAATATATTTATATATCGTCAAAAAAACCAAATTAACAAAATCATGGCAGATAAAAAAGAAATGACACTCACAAGTGTTAAAATAAAAAACGACTTATTTATACCCTTTAAGGTAGAATGTGTCAAAAGAAAGTTCTCTTTTCAGAAACTTTCTGATAGAGCAATTCATCTTTATTTAACAGATGAAACTTTTAGAAGAAAAATAACAAACCACACTAATTTAGATTTATAAAAGATTTATGGATTCAAGTTTTAAGTATATTCCTAAAGATAAAAGGAAAAAAATCCTCCTCATATGTGATGATATAAGAGTCCATTCAGGGGTAGCTACAGTAGCTAAAGAAATGGTTGTACATACAGCCCAACATTTTAATTGGACTCAAATAGCAGGGGCTATCCAACACCCAGATAAGGGAAAAAGGTTTGATTTAAGTGATGCTACTAATCAACAAACAAAATTAACTGATTCCAGTGTTGTATTATATCCTGTAGATGGGTATGGTAATTCTGAATTAGTAAGGCAAATTATAAATTTAGAAAAACCAGATGCTATCTTTATCATTACAGATCCAAGATATTTTGAATGGCTTTTTAATATAGAGAATGAAATAAGGAAAAAAATGCCTATTATCTATCTCAATATCTGGGATGATTATCCTGCTCCTCTATATAATAGAGCTTTTTATGAATCTTGTGATGCTTTACTAGCTATTTCAAAACAAACCCGAAATATAAATAAACTTGTATTAGGGGATAAGGGTAAAAATAAAATATTCAAGTATGTCCCCCATGGGTTAAACACTGATTTTTACTTTCCTATATCAAAGGATTCAATTGATTATGAAAATCTAAAAAACCTCAAAAAGAGTATATTTGGGGATAATGAGAAAGATTTTATAATGTTTTTCAACTCCAGAAACATTAGAAGAAAACAAATTCCTGATGCAATGGTTGCCTTTAGGATGTTTTTAGATGGTTTACCTAAAGAAGAAGCTAAGAAATGTGCTTTTATTTTAAAAACAGAAATATCTACCGAACACGGGACTAATTTACAGGCAGTAAAAGAACTATTATTTGACAAAGACTATCCAGATACTATTTTCTTTGTAGATAAACCAATATCAGTTGAAGAATTAAATCTGTTATATAATATGTCGGATGTTCAAATACTACTAACTTCAAATGAAGGTTGGGGTTTAACATTAACTGAATCAATGTTAACTGGAACCCCAATTATAGCTAATGTAACTGGTGGGATGCAAGATCAAATGAGATTTGAATATGACATGGATGAAGGTCCTGGTGTAAAAAAAGGAGGGTGGATTGATTTTGATCAAGATTTTCCATCTAACCATTTGGGCACTTATAAAAAACATGGTGAATGGGCATTTCCGGTTTTTCCAACAAATCGTTCATTACAAGGATCTCCTAAAACCCCATATATATGGGATGATAGATGCACAGCAGAAGATGCTGCTAGACAAATAAGAGCAGTATGGAGTTTGTCCCCTGAAGAAAGGAAGAGGAGAGGAGAAAAAGGAAGACAATGGGCTCTAAGTGAAGAAGCAGGTTTTACAGGTGAAATGATGGGTAACAGAATTACAGAAGCATTAGATGAATTATTTGAAACTTGGAAACCAAGAGAAAAATATGAACTCATAGATACTAGCATAGAAGATAAAAAGGTATTAAATCATAGTTTAATATATTAAGGTTGAAAAAGGAATTTGAAAGATACTGTAAAGACCTTTATATAATAAGAGATTTTGAAGATGGATCTTTATTAGTAAGTGACCCTTGGGGTGGAACCGCGTTCCTAAGAGAATCGGATGTTATAAACTTAATTGAAAATAGAAAAAAACAAGAAAAACAAAAAGAATATGAATAAACCAACAGTTGTAATAAGTTGCCCAATAGATACCTACTCAGGTTATGCTTCTCGTAGTCGTGATATAGTAAAAGCTCTTATAGAATTAGACAAATACGAAGTAAAAATCATCCCTCAAAGGTGGGGTGATACTCCTTGGGGTTTTATTAAAGATAATCCTGAATGGGGATTTTTAGAAAAACATCTCTTCAATCCAAACCCACAAGATAAACACCCACAACCTGATATTTGGGTACAAATTACAATCCCGAATGAATTTCAACCTGTAGGTAAATTTAATATAGGAGTTACAGCAGGGATTGAAACAACAATTGCCCCTGCAGATTGGGTAGAAGGATGTAATAGAATGAATTTAGTATTAGGATCTTCAAACCATACAATTGAAGTTTTTAAACATAGTAAATGGACTAAAAATGATGAAAAAGGTCAACCAATTGGAGAAGTAGAATTAAATACCAATACTGAGGTATTATTTGAAGGAGTAAATACAGAAGTTTATAAACCTGTTAAATCCACATTAGATCTATCTAAAATTAAAGAACAATTTGCTTTTCTGTTTGTAGGTAGTTGGTTACAAGGAGATTTGGGACATGATAGAAAAAATCTAGGATTATTAATTAAACTATTCTTAGAAACATTTAAAAATAAACCCACCCAACCCGCATTACTTTTAAAAACATCTCATGGAGGTTCCTCCTATATGGATAGGGATATGATTTTAAATAAAATTAAACAAATAAAGGATACAGTAACTGGTAAATTACCTAAAATTTATTTACTTCATGGTGAATTTACTGATGGGGAAATAAATGAATTATATAACCATCCTAAGGTTAAAGCAATGGTTTGTTTGACTAAGGGAGAAGGATTTGGTAGACCACTTCTAGAATTTACTCAAGCTAAAAAACCAATATTAACCACAAATTGGTCAGGCCATACAGATTTTCTAAAACCTGATATGAGTACTTTACTTAGTGG